AGCTTGCGTGACAGTGAAGAGCTTGCTGATCTGGTTAACAGTGACAGCGGTGGCATCCAACTGAGAATCATTGCTGGTCTCAAAGTTGGTGGCGTTGTCAACGGTGGCAGACGAACCGCTCTGGACGAACTTCTTGACCTGAACGGTGGCTTTCGGACGCAAGTTGTCCAGACCAACGTTGCGAGTGAAGTTGCCAACCATCGCCAACTTGGTCCCCATCTCAGTGATGACAGCATCAGCGAGATAATCGACGACCAGACCAGCGGCAAAGGTGTTGCCGTTCTGGGGAGCGATCAGATTGCTCTGACGGAGCAACTCAGAATGATTCTCGATCAAGAAGCGACGGCGGTCAGCACCAGCCTTCATCTTCTTGTGCTGCTCCAGCAGAGGGTTGCCGAGGTTCTCAATAACGGGTCGCACCGGCTCGGGAGCAGGAGCAGCAGCAGGAGCCTTCATGCTGGCTTCCAGAGCGGAGAGCTTAGCCATGATGGTGGCGAGATCAACGGAAGCGGCAGGAGCAGCCGCAGCCGTCACAGTAGTGGTATCGGACATATTTGTGTCGGTTGTTTGTGTTGGTTGCGGCAAAGGAGCTTTGCCAGTTTCGCTGATAGCTTTGTTGCTATCCGCAGAAATCTTGTCATCAGGGGATTCATCTTCTTCCCCTTCCTCACGCTCAATCTGAGCGTACAGAGCGCGGAACCAATCGCGTCCAGCAGCACCGCCCCAAAGGTTAGCGGCAACATCAGCGGGACTATTGGGTTCAGCCTCAAGAAAGCGTTCGTTACGTCCCCACCAAGCGTTTGCCTTCTGGACCTTATCTTCCGTGGGGATTTCACCGGCAACGAGTGACTCAGCCTCAAGCACGGTAGCCTTCTCAAGACCGTCACCAGCAAGACCTTCAGCGTATTGCTCAAGACCACGGCGGAGGTTGTTCTTGACCGTCTCGGGAGCGGTCTTAGTGACAGCGCGGGGATGCCACTTCGCAGCCATCGCAAGCTGTTTAATGGGTTTGTCCACCAAGCCAAATTGGATGGCTTCGGCAGTGGTAAACCAAGTCTCCGCTTTCATCGCAGCGCGGATTGACTCAGAAGAGCGTCCGGTTTTCTTAGCATACACCGAAACCAAGACCTCAGCGTGTTGATCCAAAGCATCAGCCATTTTCCGCATATCTTCCGAAGTACCGGAAGCCATACCGGACGGGTCGTGAATCATCATCAACGCAGCGTCAGCCATCTCAACTTTGTCACCAGCGAGCGCAATGATCGAAGCGATGGAAGCCGCAATGCCGACAACGCGAGTGGTCACCGGAGCGCGACGACCGCGCAACTGGTTGTAGATTGACAACCCATCCCAAACATTACCACCGGGAGAGTTGATCTCTACCAAGAGCGGACCATTGCCCACTTCAGCGAGAACGTCAGAGAACTGCTTACCGGACAGACCAGAACCACCAAACCAGTCTTCGCCAATCTGGTCAAAGATTTGAATGGTTGCAGTCTCACCAGCGGAAGCCGCTGGAGCGTAGTACAACCAATCCGTTTTCTTGGTGAAGCTCATTGGATTTTCTTGGCTCGCGGCTTACGTTGTTTCTTTACTACAGCAGTAACGGATGTGTCGTCAACCACCGGAGATGTATTACCGTTATCGGGAGCAGCAACCGGAGAAGGAGCGTCGTCCTCAGTGTCTATTTCAACAGCAGCGACAGGAACACTAGGAGCTTTCTCCTTCTGGATCGTTGAAATCTCGGAAACATCCAAGTTGTACTTTTCAGCCAACTGACGAACGAACAAAGCTTGCTGTGCTTTTGCTTCTAGCGAAGAACGCCAATCCAAGCCACGTGCTCCGTAAACCTCATCGTAAGTGACAATTCCAGCTTCCAACTCGGCCAACTGAGCAGCGGAATTGCGGCCAACGTCAACGTTTGGAGAGCGAGGGGCGGTAATTGAAACTTCGTACCAGTCAGCAGGTGCAGCGTTAAGGTTTGGGTCGGTTTTAATCGCGTACTCCATTACGTATTCGTAAATACGACGAGCCGCTGACGACATTACCTGATGTCGAGAGCGGAACCAAACCGCTGACATATCTAGCGCACCACGGTAAACCGTGCCTTGCATAGATTCTGGATAAACCAAAACGTAGGGAATACCAACACCGGAACAAACCTTTTCGGTAAGCTGCCGCCAGTATTCCCGCATGTTTACTCCCGGCCTTTCCGTAGCGAATTGTTCGAACGAATCGCCGTTTTTCATCACCTTCACCGCAGAACCAAAAACTTGCTCGTAATAGGATTCGGCAGTGTTTTGCGTTGCAGACGAAGTGATTCCAGCCCTTAAAGAGGAAGCCTGAATTTCTCCAGAAACCGTTTTAACAATTTGCGCGACTGAGGCTCCGAGTTTGCAAGCTTCCATTTCCAGCTTCTGCAAGTCGTCGAGATCGTGCAAGTCGTTGATAACACAAGAAACAAAAGGCAATCCACGAAGCTGGCCGGGACGATTAGGTTCGTAGATATGGACAACAGAATCCGAAGGAATTGACCGAACATCAGTCAGGTTTCCTTGCGTTTTTTCTGAACCAATAAAATACGAAACGGCGCGGCCTGTGCGTGGGTCAAAGCGAATTCCGTCAAACACTGTTTCGTCTTTTTCCATCCCACCGGGGGTAGAAATTGACTGAGCTTCAATCAGTTGAATTCTGGGTTTTCCAGATTCTCCTTTGGTCAATAGAACGAAAGACTCTCCATCGAAAAACCACCCCCTCGCGGCTTGTCCCATCAACGTGCCGAAAGATTGGCGAGAGCCAATGTCGGGATATCGGCTCCAAATATCGAACCACTTTTTGGCTTTTAGGTTCCATGCAGGGTCTGATGAGGCGGGTTGAACCGAAAAGCTTGATCCTACCGTGTAGCTTTCAAACAGATCCCCCAATCTGTTCATCACGGCATTATTTTGTTCGAAAAATCGAGATTTCCGAACAATTGCCTGACGAGTTGAAGATGTTACATCAAAACGCGCAGAGGTGTAAGAGGTGTCAAGATACGACCTGCGCAAACTCTGACCGGCTCCTTCGTACTTATTCGAAGGGCTTTTAAAAAGCCGATTTCGGATTGTTGAAATAATTCCCATTACGACATCCGAGTTGTGGGCTCACGACGAAATTGCGTGAAATCACCATAGTAGCGAGTCGTTGAAACCAAAATTGATCCCAACATTTTATTGTAAATCTGCTCGTCCGTTGGGCTTGAAATTCCATCGCCAGCGAGCAGCGTCACTGCGTAATCGTAGTCCGAAAGCAGTGATTCCCACATTTCCAACATTTCTGATGGAGACGGCGCACCTTCTCCCGGCTTGGAAAACGTGACTGAAACGTCTGCACTTGACGTTTGGCTTACAACATTTCCGGTTTCAATTGAACCTGCAGCAGTGGTTAGTTTTGCCAGCAGCGCGGCAAGCAGAGACAACGAAGCTCGGCCAGCATACGTTGTGCGGAGATACGACCGCTTAATTGAAACCGTGTAAGTGACCACCGGGGCGGATGTTCACTTATTTCATCCGAACGTCAAGCGGCACTTTCAACTTCATTTGAAGTTGGCTTTAGGTCGTTCCACAACATCGCCATTGCTAACTGCATCAATTCACAGTCGTGCAGGTGATCCGGCCATCGGTGATTTCGTTTGAACCACTGATAACGAATTCGCCCACTTCTATTGGCTGTTGGCTTCAAAATGTGGGAATCCAAATGCTTCCAGTAGATATCCGATCCAACCGAAAAAGCACCCTCAACTTGCATTTGATTTGGAAGCGAACAAACGCTCCAAGAAAATTGTTCGTTTGATCTACGAAGCTTTGAAAGCATTTCCCGCAAATGTTCGGTGTCAAAAACCAGCAATGGCTGGACAACATCGGTTCGCATGGAGGTGGATGTGGAAATACCAAACGGGTGAATAGATCCAGATTTTGTGGTAAAACGCGCACCGTTTTCTCGGCCTTTCATCGGCATCCATCCGACAAGCATTGGCTTTCGAAGACCTCCCTCCGGTGGATATCTCAATCCGCACGGATAATTTACTGGGTTTCCACTTGTTAGAGCATACCCACCGCAAGCGTCGTAAACGGCTTGAGTATTGAACCCAGAATCAATTCCAACGTCCATGTCGTGGACCTTGAGTTCAATTTGGACTCTTCGCAGTGCAGCGAAATCGTCCGCATGACCCGCTGCTACAAGCCGCGAGTTTCCTCCATTCCATTCTCTACAGACCCACCAAAAATATGGTGCTGCGGCTTGAACGTCTGCTGTTAGGTATCGACGAGCTTCGGGCATTTCAGCGTCCGAAATAACTTCAACACGATCGGTTGTTCCATCCTGATTTTCCCAAGGCTCCGCAAGCATACCATTTACGAAACCCTGTAGTCCCATCATTGAGTTTTTTGCTTCAAGAAACGCAACAGCCAAGTAACCCCAAGTACATTTTTTGTCGGGGCTGTAAAGACTTGAAAGGTGGTAGGAACGAATTGACGGAAGGCTGTTTGGGTTTTCCGCAATCCATTTTCCGTGACGCAAAGCGGCTACTTTGTAGCTGTCAGAAATGCGGCCCTTGCAAAGCTGACATTCGTAGTAAGCAGACGACCGAATGGCGTGCCAGTCATACTTGCCATCTTCGGTCTTTGCGTTATCCCACTTTACTTGCTTCCACTCCAAACGAATGAGTTCTTTGCAGTGAAAACATGGAATGTAATATCGTCGCTGGTCACCACGAAGGAATCGCTGCCAAATTCTTCCTTCTGTTACCGTTGGCGTGGACGTAAAAAATGCTTTGGAGCTTGAAAAGGCTTTTAAACGTTGTTCGGCAAGATCTAAAGCGTCGGCTTCCTTTGCCGTTGCTTCCGCAAATTTATCTACTTCGTCAGCAACCAAAATGCGGACGGGACGTGACGCAAGATTTGCTGGGCTATTGGATCCAATAAAAGTAACCGTGCAGCGATCAAATTGTTGTTCCAGATTTGTCATCTGGTCCATGTTCACCGGAAAACGGGATTTAAGTGCCGGTGAATCTTCAAGCAGTGGATACCACCGTGTTTTTGAAAACGAGCGAGCCAAGTTCTCTGATGGCATCAACCATAATACTGGGGCTGGTTCGTTGTCGATTGCCCAACCAAGACCAGCCATCAAAGTAGTTGTTTTGCTTGTTTGAGATCCCCAGCACAAAGTTACTTCAGACACACCGGGATCTTTCCAGCTTTCCATGACCTCGCGGCAATATGGTCTAACAGCAGTGCGAAACGGCCCCGGGCTTTCTGTTTGCCTTTGGGTAAGCGTCAAATTCTCCTCAGCCCATTCTACCACGGTTTGCCGTGGTGTGGGCCTATACAGCATCCTACGATGTTCTAACAAATCACGCTCAAGATCGGTCATTTTCTTTTAAGCTTTACCAATTTCATTCCATAATCGTTTACGCCCTGTTTAACTGCCACATCATTATGTCTGATAAGTTTTTGTTTTTTAAAAACCGTGTAGTCAACGTGATGATGCCAACGATTAAATTTGTATACCAAACGCGACACATCTGGATGAACAGCAACTTGCATTTTTGACTTAGCCAATGTTCCTGTATCTGCGTATCGTTGACCTTCCTGAACTTTTCCTTCTTTGTGGTAAAATTCAGCCGTGTTACCACCTTTAATTTGTTGCGTTCCAAGCTTTTGCTGGAGAAACGCGTTAAACTGAATTGTACACCAACCTGCCTTAAGCATGTCCAAAGACATGATTGTGTCTTCGTTGTATCGGCCACGCCATCGGAATGGTACATCGTTTCGGATTAAGTTACATGAGTAGATTCGCGTATTTGTAATAAACGGAGGAAGAGCGGAAGCACCAAATGCAAACATTGAATAGTTTGGCCCAGCCATTGCCACGTTTTTGTATCTTAGAGCAAAATCTTCCATCGCTCTCCAAAAAGAGGGGCAAAACGTTTGAATTCTAACATTTTTGGTCATCCGCTGAAAACCTTTGATGTTGTCATCCATTACCCAATGCCATTTAAATCCAGATTTAATGGAGTGGTCCCAAATAAAGTTTCTTGCAGGCCCCGGTCCAGTCGATTTTGTTAAACCAAGTCCATCACAAAGTTCGTACTTGCTTTTATACGACATGTCTAACTCGATTACATTTGTCAAAAGCCCAAATTTTTTTACAGCGTCTTTGTACTTTTGAAATTCATGTGGCTCTACAACAATATTATGATGCACGCCCATTTGTGTTAAAGCTTTGGGCGTAATCATGTATTCAAACCGCCCCTTGCTTGGTATGTAGAGCGGAAATTGTGGGGCCAACGACTTATTCACTTGTTTCTATTTCTTCAGAAGTTGAAGCCCAAGCCTGATCCTTTAGGTTGCGGTGTTCCTTTTCAGGATACCAAATTGACTTTGTTTTGTCTGAGCAGTCTTGGCCTAAAAGCTCAAAAAATGCTGCAACGTCTTCGGCTCTATCAAAGTTTACAACAACCTTTCGGAAGCATGGTTCTTCGGCTTCGTATTCGGGCATCCCATCCCACTCTTCAGTTGGGTTGGTAACTCCAGTTTCAATCTCTAAAAATAAACCGGACAATTCAGCATCGGAAAAGCCCGTTAATTTTTGGTCGTAGTTTTCAGCCTTGAGGGCTTCCATTTCAGCCTTCAACATTTCTTCGTTCCAGCCAGCATTTAGAGCCAGCTTGTTGTCGGCAATAACGTAGGCCCTAACTTGCGTCGGAGTTAGGTGCGTCAAACGAATGCAGGGAACTTTTTCAAGCTCCAGTTTACGCGCCGCCATGACTCGACCATGACCGGCAATAATTGTCCCCTCTGCGTCAATCAACACTGGGTTGGTAAACCCAAACTCGCGGATGGATCCTGCAATCTGGGCGACTTGTTCATCGGAATGAGTCCGAGAGTTGCGTGCGTATGGAATGAGTTTTTCAACAGCAATGTTTTCGATTTTGTTCATGTTATTTCCAAGGATCTGTCTGATGTAAGGTTTTAAGGGCAACGTCCTGCACCCACTGATCCAATTCGCGTTCAGCG